CTCAAGCCTTGACTGCTCAGCTCGTATGCCTCTCTTTGTTTGGGTGTCATAAGGTTGCCTCCTAGAAAATGACACCCATTCAATAACATAGAGTTGACAGTAAATAAACCACAACGCAACCATTTGTGGATTGGCAAGAAAGCCTTCGCTTTACTTGCCGTACCCGCCGTTCATCATGGACTTCTTTGGTTTCTTTTTATTAGGCATACTTGTCCCTCATTAATAAAGCTTCGATAAAGATTGACAGCTCATTCGTACCAGAAGACGATTTGGCCTCAAACTGAAAGTCTGTTTTTGGCGCGATTCGGAATGGTATTTGCCGGTCGAATGTCTGCATGTTCAGTTGGAACGTGGCCTCTGCCACGCGCAGCACACGGCCTGAGCTGCTGTCTATTCTGTTTCTGTAGGTGATGTATTTATTACTATTAACAGTGCCAGATGTCAGAGAGATTCGGAATAAGTACAAAGAGTGATCCGCTGGCACAGTGTACACACATGCCTGCGTCGTTCCCAAAGTCGCCTCAATGTTTGCATATACTGCGCCGCCATTGCTGATTGTAATGTCACCGACGTTTGATCCTGACAGAATTACAGCGCTATTAATCCGATAAAACGAATTGCTTGTTGTGACTGCACTTGTGCCGTTGAGCTGAATAATCTCTGCCAAGCTTTCGTAGTTGCTGTCTAGGCCAGACACAAGGATCGTCATGGTATCGCTTGCGCTTGTTGATACGCAGCTCATTTGAACGGCTGCGCTAGGTTGAACGTACTGGCTGCCATTATTCCAAATAGTTTGAAAGTCTGTGCCGACAGTTCGGCTAAACCCGAAGATGTTGACAGGCACAACGTCTGGCATGCGCTCGGATGCAATCTCTAATAACGCATGAGGGCTATCAACATCTTCGTGGAAGTATCCCATCAGCCTTTGTCCTTGTTCTTGTTGATCATGGATATGCGCTTGCCTTTGCGCACAGCCTCTTGCTTTGACGACGCGCCCCAAGCCTTCAAAGACTTTAGGAGCGGCGTGTCTGTGCCGTCCTTATTCTTTGTTGGCCCTGGCATCTTGCCCATCCGTTGCAGAAAGGCTGCACGTCTGCCGCTGTTGCCGGTTTTTTCAGGTGCCGCTGACATGTCACGCCCTGCTATTCATCATGGATTTTTTCTTAGCGGTCTTCTCGCTGTCTTTAAAATCCTTTGCAGTTGGCGCACCCTGCTCACCAGGCTTGCGCATTTTCTCACCAGATCCAGCGGCAATGCGCTTTCGCTTTGCATGGATGTTTGCATATAGTCCAGGTTTGTTAGCCATTATTCACACACCTCCCAATGCGGGGCGTCGATAAATGGTCGACGACCTTCTGCCCTGCGAGTGTCAATATACGAGTTCATAAGATCCTCGCATGTACCATCCCATTCCCGCACGTCGTTCACATGCCACGCTGCACCCCAGCGCAACGGCACATCGATCTCTTTAGCAGCGGCGATTATCGCATCGCCAATGTCATCATAGAGATTGAGTTCCCAAGATCCACGAGAGCCAATGAATGCCATGACATCGATCGCAAGCCCTTCGAGATGCTTTGACTTCATCGTTTGGCTTGCGCCCTTGGCCACAAGCTCGCGCTGCTCTTCGATGGTACGGAGTCCACAAATCACGCCGAAGTCCACTTTCGTGCGCGTGATGGCGCTCTTGGCAACAGCAACGAGGCGCTCATCGACGCCCTCTAATTTGCTGAGGCTGCGGTTTGATAATTTGAATGTCATTTCGTCACCCCTTTGGCTTTCTCAAAGCTGCGAAGGCCACCGAGGCCAAGCATCCCAAGTAGTACAGTCATCAAGCTGCCCATGTCAAACTCTGGAAATGTTACTTCATGGCCAAGAGATGCGGCGATCACTGCAACCGTTGGAAAGATCACGAAGTGCGCACCCATCGCTGCGGCGCAAAGCCAACCACACGCGGGGCGCCACCCTGCGACCCAAACTGAACGATGCTGCGCTTCGGTCTTGTTCACGTCGATCTGAGCCATTGCCGCATCGTGAGCGTGCTTTGCGGCCATTGTGGCCACGTCGTGCGCCAGAGCGGCTTTCTGGTCTTTGTCCTCGATGAACTTGTCGAGCAAGCCCGTCACTGGGCCGATGAGTGCTTGTATCATGTTTTATTCCGCAGCATTTCTTCAAGGTGTTTAATGGTAGCGTTGGCCTCGGCAAGAGCGGCACGCATGTCACTCATCTCGCGCAAGAGTTGCTCTTTGTCGGCAATCACTGCATCTAGCTTTTCACTCAAGCGATCGACCTGAGCGCGGAGCGTGTCGTTAAACTCGCCATGCTGTTCACGCTCGTGCATCGCCCGTTCGTGAGCATTCTTTGATTTCGTTGAGAGCCATTGCCATAGGCCCCCCGCACCAACAAGCGCCACAATAATTGGCGTGAGCATTTCCATGTCCAAGTTCATTTCATGTCCTCGCCATCCATAACAAACATTATTCTTTTGCGCTCCAAAGTTTGACGCTGAGTTAAGTTGGCCAAGTACAGTGACCAGAGCGCCATAGTTACCGAGGCGACTGAGTGAGATATGGTATCAATTAAACTCATGCTACTCATTGACGGGGCGTGTGACGACATGCTGTTGACAGAATGACTGTAGTACACAAAGCCCTGCATCTCTGGCTCGTGCATTAAATAGAATGAAAGCACCATGCAAGACAAAACAAAGTCAATGATAAGCAAAAACATCAGAATGCTTTTATTCATCCATATGACTGCACAAATAATGACTGCTGATACGCCAGCCCATGCGATCAGCACTGGGTCTGGAACCATGTCAACAAACATTCCGGCATAGATAATGCCAGTAATAGCACAGGCTATGTGCTGCGCAGGGCCATTTGCAGTGCGTATTGCATTGTATGTCCCACGCAGCCCAAGCATTAGTCCGCATCCTGTATAGTCAGTGTGCCAGCAGCCACCTGCCGCATGATTTCTGCGTAGTGGCGGTTGGCTGGGTCTAGGGGGACAGACATTTCAGTGCCGTCGATGGTGGCACGAATGCCGGATATTGTGTCCGACAATGAGCCTGTAACGTATTGTGCAGATGTGATTTTCATAAGTTATAACTCCGCATCAAGATGGATAATGTCATACGGTGAGTAGGCAGGATCACCGTATGTTCTACCACTAAAACCGTTTACTACTATGTTTGCTTGGTTTTTACTTGTGATGGATTCAACTATTGATGAAGCAGAACCAGTTAACGCAACCAAAGACCAAACTTCGATAACAGGTGTGCTTGTTACAAGCACTGACGACGGATTAGTCCGCATTTCAACATCAAAATCAGATGCAACCCTAGCATTATTTGCGTTAGTCCAAATGCCGATAGCGCCATGACCAAAAATCCTAAAATATCTTTTACACCTCGCCAACTCATCCCCATAGCTGCGATGCTCGAAGGGGGTGGCGGTGTCGCCTACTTCCAACTGGACGCCTGTGAGGTCAAAGTAGTCGTCTGTGCTTGTGCCAATAGTAGCTGTATGCCCAACATACCTGTTAGCATCAGTAAGCGCTTCCCATGTGCCGTTTGCAGCGGTCCCGCTTGTATAATCACTGCCTGTGTTCATAATCCAAGCTACATCAAGACCTACACCATTATCATTATCTACAGTGTTTGTTGTGTCTGCATTTATAGTAACAGTTTTATACTCCCAAGTGTTTGCACTGCTTATTGTGTAAGTCACACCTGTTTGTCTGTTTGAGGTGTCTGGTCGCAAAAACCACAAAGCATATGTTGCAGCTTTGTTAGATCGACACCAAAAAGATAGGGTAAGTTTTTTTGCAGAAGATGTGCCGAATGCAACGCCTTGTACATTATGCGCTTCTATTTTATGTTCTATTTTTATTTCATGAGTACCTGTTAAAGAACCGCTTGCCGCCGTAGTGCAATCAAGTCGAAAACATTCAGGGAACTCTGCAAGACCTGTTGACTGTTGAATTGCAGAAAATACAGCACTAGATGAAGGGCTATTAGAATATATAGCAAACCTATCTGGGCCACCATAGTTGGGCCCAATACTGTTAATGCCCGTAACGTCTCCACGCTGCGCCACCTGCATAGCGCCATTGATAATCAGGTTGCGGTTCGACAAAGCACCGTCGTCATAGACGTTACCCAAGTCTGCTAGTCCCCGTGCCTTGCTCATGTGTTATCCTCCAATGCTGTGATGCGGGTTTCAAGTGCATTAATCTTAGTAAGTGCTTCTTGCAATGCAGCAGTGAGTAATGGCACTAGCTTGGATTGGTCAATGCCTTGATAATCTGGGACTTCTTCAGTGCCAGTAACGTTACCGTCTTCATCATACACGTCCTGTGTGCGCATTGCGTCTTTTGCGCCTGTGACAGCTTCAGGTACAACCGTCTGCGCTTCATGCGCTAAGAAGCCATCAACACGGGAACCATCTACTTTCCACGCAAAGTTTACTGGGTTCAGTGCAAGCACACGGTCAGATGCACCTGTCATTGGTTGCCAGTCTTCTTTCAGTCGGTAATCGGATGATGTCGCAAATGTTGTAGCTGTATTTGTGTAGTTGATATTGCCTACTGCAGTGCTTGCGTTGTTGAATACAAGAGCAAAAGTTGTCCCAGCCGTTGTTGACCTGTTAAAATATATTTGTGCGGCACCTGAATTGCTCCCACCAGAACTTGGTGTTACGGTTAAACCCTCATTTCCGTTTTGCGCTGTAGTTCCAATCATGGTTGCGCCATTTGATTGGATGCGCATGCGTTCTACGTTATTATACCCGTTGAACTGAAGCGCATTGTTGTCATCATGCCGCATGGAAATAGAAGAAGTTACGGGGTCAGACTGATTCCCAAAATACAGACTTGCAACACCTGTGTCTGAAGACCGTATCATTGCATATGTGGATGAAGCGTTAGCGTTGGCTGTAATGTTTCCAGTTACGTCAAGTTTTTGCGTTGGCGAACTCGTCCCAATGCCTACAAGATTGTTCGTGCTATCTACATGCAGCGTGTCTGTGTCTACCGTGAGATCGGCAGTCATTGACACGTTTCCAGAAAACGTGCCGCCAGTGCTTGCTGGAACCATGTCAGCAGTGGTGAACGATTTAAAGGAAATAATGTTTAACTCATCACCAGCAGCCGCACCAGAGGACAACACAATGCTTGTGCCGCTCGTTGCTGTGTAGTCAGTGCCATCTTCAAGAACGATACCATTCAAAGTAACAATAAGGTTCTGCACTGTGTACGAAAGTGAGGCCGCGTTATCATCAGCACCAGAGAATGTAGTCTGACCAGATGTAGCTGTGTAGCTGTAGTTTAGCAAAGACACGTTGCCAGCAGATGTTGCAGCAATCCAGTTTGCACCATCATACACACGCATTTCATTAGCTGTGCTATTGAAGTACAAATCACCGCTTGTTAGCGGATCGCCATCGTTATCTACTGTAGGATCAGATGTCTTGCTGCCAAGGTAAGTGTCATCGAAGTTATCAAACGCAGAGGCCGCAGCCGCAGCCGAGTTAGCAGCCGCAGTCTGCGACGCAGCCGCAGCCGTTGCACTGTTCGCTGCATTCGTTTCAGATGTTGACGCATTTGACTCAGAGGTAGCAGCATTGCTTTCAGACGTGGCCGCCGCAGATGCAGATGTCGCCGCATTTGTGGCGCTTGTCTCTGCCTCAGTTGCCGACGTTGCTGCGTTGCTCGCAGAGGTGGCCGCCGCAGCCGCATCAACGATCAATCCCCATTTAGCACTGTCAGCGTTGCTGCTAATAGGTGTTGTGCCACTTGATGTGTGGGCCGTTAGACAGATGTAAATGTTGCTGTTGGATGAATCTTTTACTAAATCACGCTCAAAAAATACCGTTGACGCCGCCCAGTTGCCACGGAATGTTCCAAGCTCTTGGCTAACAGCAAGCTCACCGCTGCTGTCGAATGTAAACACTTTGCTTGCTCGATCAGATGCCGAGACAGTAAATTCCGTTGATCCGATTGTGTTTGTCTTTGACGCCTTAATAGCGCGAGCCAATTCTTCATCATGCTGCTGCACCATAAAGACAAGCTTATCAAGCGCGTCCTCAAGTGATTGCGCAGGGAATGGGTCATTTGGAACCAGGTCAAGACCCTGCAAAAGATCCTGCTCACGCAAGATTGTTAGCGTCTCGCCGGTTGCAGGAGCTGTCACCATGGTGACGTTACCGCCACCGGCATTGCCGACGCCGCTTACTGTGTAGTCAGTTGTGATGGTTTTAGTTGTCTCAATACCATCAGAGTCACGAATAATAACCGTAAGATCGTCTTGATCAAACACCTTGAAGCTGTAGGCAAAGACAGTTGTGCTATCATCACCGTTAAAGCTGACTTTATTTGTGCTGCTACTTACTGTCATTGTTCATCCTTTAAGCGCTGCAAATCTTCATATGCTTGGGCCATATTAGCATACCTTGGGTTCTGTAGCAAAACGACAAAGGCTGCGTCTATATACTTCTTGTTGAGTTCTTTTAACATTGTCACACGCTCTTTGTCACTTGCTTTATTGTAAGTGCGCCCCAAAGAGTTTGACGTTGTTGTCGTCATAGCGGTCAGGGCTTCCTTGAACGTCAATTCACCAACGCGAGGGAAGTCAAGGGGCGTTTCGTTTTTAGCAATATTGACTAAGTCAGACTGCGCACCTGCTGACAAACGGATGCCCTCTTTTGAATCAGGATTTGATAGCGGCCACTTTCCTGTCATTGCCGTCAATCGCATCAGCTCTTGCTGAAACTCTGGAACCTCTTCACCTTCACGAATGCGCACTCCGCTCAAGTTGTTAAAGATCGCCAAGCCAGGTTTAGTTGCCAAGCTTACATCATTTGACCCAACAACATTCCCTAGTGTGTCATACACAGGAGCGTTCCGGTCATATTCATCACGGAAGAAACTGTCCTTAGATTGATATGCGCTTAATTTTCGCATCGTTGATGCAATCTGCGTGGTCATATCATTTTTAACCATGCCGACCATTCTGTAGTCTGGCGATCCATCTGGCAAAGAAAACTTGTAAGATCCATCTGGCCGCGTTTCTAGAATATCTTGCTCGGTATAATATTCTAAATCACCCCTTGGCCGCAAAACCGTAGGATCTTGCATTCGGCCAAATGATCTTTGCAACGCGCTAGCTGGGCTTGGAACACCTGCAATTGTGGCCGCCTCGGCTGGGCCTCGGAATAGCTGGTCAAAATTCCCATACTCAAGGGCAAACACTACATCCGACAAGCCTTGGAGCATTGGAAGCTCTTTGTAGTAATCAACAACGGAGCCAATTGAGGCAGCAGCCAAATTGTTTCTGACTTCAGGATCTCGCGTTTTGTGCATACTCTGAACAGTGTTTGCTGTTAAAGCAATAATCCCGCCGACAGGTTCATACCCTGCGTAGCTAACATATTTCAAAGGGCCATTGGGTCTGCCATATGCGTCATACAAGGGCATATCTTCTGGAAAGCCTTCAGCTCTAACAACGAAGCTGTAAGGCTGCCAACCTGGCGGTAAAGAATCCCTAATGCTAGGATCGCTTGGCATGCCTCCAGTAATTTGGCCTTTCATCGCATAGTCAGCAACAATCCCCATTGTTGCACCGCCAACCGACAGTCGCCCCATTGCCATCTGCTGTGCCTTTGCACCATTCTTGCCGGCAATGTCTGCATAAACCGTTGGGTTGATACCCATAAACTCTGCTGTGCGAAGGAATGAGTTTGTCGGTGCTGTGGCAAATGGAAGGACGTAACGACCAACAGGGATGCCAGCAATGTCAAACCGTTGAATTGCACCTGTTACTTTGCCAAACCCGCCTAGATCACTTTGCAGTGTGTCATACTTTGCTTTGTAATCTAATTCTTCTGAAACAGCACGAGGATCAAGGAGAAGCATACCCGCCTCATCTTGAGCCTCTTGAACGGTCTTACCTTCACGAATAGCCTGCTGATAGCGCTGATTCGCCTGCACATAAAGCTCACCACGCTGTGAGATTGTTTTCATAAACTCATCAGCGCCAAGCAAAAGACGGAATGGAATGCGAGTAGCTTTCCCAAAATAATCAATGGAATTTTGAAGCACGCTATCGCTTTTACCAGTGATTGACGCATACGTCTCAACATCAAGACGGCTTGCTTCAGATGCAGGAACTTCTGTGTTCCAGGCAATGGACGAAGCTCTCATCGCATCTTTATAGCTATCCATCCATCCCTTAAAGCGAAGCATGGAGTCATTCACATAAGCTTGATCAGGGCTGATGGGCAGGTTCATAGCTGTGCGCCCAGACCGAATTACTGCTCCATAAAATCCTGCAATTGTTTCGGCCGGAAGCTGGTACATCATGAAAGCAGCCGAACCAACGACGTTTTTTACCTGCGTTGCTGGATTAGAAAGCAAGCCTGCTAAATAGGCTTCAGAGAGAGCCTGACGTGTCTTTGCTCTCCAACCGCCTTTTGCAAAAGTATTTACACCCTTCATGCCGTTCTTCTCTTTGGCAGTAAGAAGTTTTGCAGCCATGTCATCTACAACATCGGCACCGCCGCTTTCTTGCAGCAGACGCTGAGCCTCACGAGCCTGCTCAACAGCGCTCATCTCACCACCGACAGGTATTTGAAACGACTGTAGCGTTCGAGCTGCTTCTGTTTGCGCACCTTTTACCTGCGCCTGAATGCCAGCGTGGATTGCCATCTGGCGACGAAACTGCAAGCGATCTGTCGCATTTGCCGTGCCGCCTTGAATCTTTTGCGCCAAATCTGTCAAGCGAGGCGCGCTGCGAACCAAAAGCTCACGAGCTGCAAGCATCGTCTCGGCGTTTAGAGATCCGTCGCCGACCTTGCGCTTAAGCAAACTTTTTGTAAGTCCAATTTCGTCTGCCGTTATTTCAGCAGCCTTTTGCGCCGTAACCTCATTGGATATATATCCACGCTTTGCCGCATTGGTTTGATCGCTGTAAACTTCTGACAGTGCTGTAATTGTCTTCTTCACCTCATCAGGCGAATTGATGTAATCAAAATTAAAGTCACCGCCGTCAGCCAGGGTCTTAATATTTGCGTCAGACTGTTCCAGCATGGTCAAGGCTTGATCGGCCAACTCAGGGTCAACCAAAGCAGACTCAGGCGTTGTACCCTTCGCCTCTGCCGTTAAAGCTTTGTTAGCCTGGCTCTTCACGTCTTCAATCGTGAGAGCCTTCTGTTGATCCTCTAGAGCCTCATTGGCGTCCTTAATGACGTTCACCTCTTCTAGAGGGGCTGCCTTTAGCCCACGCTGCTCAAACTCGGCAACGCCTTCAGGGCTGAGAACTTGTGGGGCAAGTTGCCTTTTTGTTTGCGTCTCTGAGAACTGGCCTGTGTCCGGCACAAGACCCGCCTCTTGTGGCGTAGGAACCCGCTGCGGCTGAACAGCAGCCGAACCTTCTAGATCAGGGCTGACATCAACCTGTGGCTTCCTTGCATCACCCAAGCGGTTCAGAAGTTCTCTCATTGCGCGAGTAGCGCCACCCGCCAATTGGATGGAGCTGTCTTGCTCTGGGCCTTTTGAAAACTCAGTCGGTGCGCCACCAGCATCAATACGTTGGCGCTGCTCTTGCTCTTGTGCTAGTTGGTTTGGATCAATTGCCATATTATATCTCTTCCTGCTCTTGAGAAGCCATTGCGCTAACGGCGACAGGGCCAACAATGCCATACTTCTTCATAATGTTAATCAGCTTATCGTCGAAGATGACGTAATTGCTTGGGCCGCCAGCAGACGCGTCTCTTGCCATCGGGCCTCTTGCTGTCGGGCCTTGATCCGCTTTGTATGTGATGCCCTTCAATCCGTTCTTAGCAAGTAACTCTTCACCAGCGTTATCAGATCCACGGATGGCAGACCAGGTGTTTAAGAAACGGTTCACGGAAAAGTCATCAAGCAGTATCTTCTTGGCCGCATCAAGCGCCGCTGCTTCATCTCCGTTGTATGGCGCATCGAAAACATCAACACCCAGGTTCATTGCATCGTCCAAAGTGATTTCATCAGCAGTCTTCAGAATGGCGCGTTGGGCTGTTGGCGTCTGCTTATCAAAAGGCATGTCCCAATTCAGCAGATCCTCTGGGGAAACATCTAGGCGAACCTGATACTTTTTGCCCTCTGCAAAACTAACATCGTTTGGATCAATTGCTTGGAGCGCCTTCAGTTCATCATCCAAGCTGTTTCCAATCAAGTCAGTAAGTTCATCGAACATACTGCCTGATGTTCTTTCTGCGGTTCTCTTAATCTCACCTTCAAGCGTCTTGATTGCCTTGTCTTTAGCCAGTTGAACTAGTTCGCTTTGCGGCAAGTCTTTTGTGGCCATTGTGGTGACTTTGCTTATGTTGTCCGCAATCTTATTGATAGCAGCGTTTTCATACGGCTGCACTTCTGCTAAAGGTGTATCTCCAAGGTCAGAAACCTTGTTGCCTTTGTATGAGACTTCATAACCAAGTGATAAGTCTTGGCGACCACGAACTGATTGACGATAGAACTCAGCAATGTCTTCACTGTCTGTAAAGTAAAGCCCGTGACCAAAGGCTTGCGCTTGCTCTCCAGTTCCGATCTTACTCAATTCAAACTTGTCAAAGTCTGCGCCAGACCCATGAAACGCGATGATGCCACGTTTTTCATCTGTTGGAGCCTCAACCTGCTTTGGCTCTACAAACGATATGTCCTCGACGGGATCTGGTGCAACCTTAGGCTCCTGTGGGTCACGATACATCGTGTTGCGTGTAGAAAAGTCTTTGTTCTTGCCTTTATTCTCAACGAACCCAAAGCGCTTGTAAAAGTCCTTTAACCTTGAAACGCTTGATCCACCAAATGATGTGTCTGGCGTAAGGGATATTCTTGCACCTTGCTCATCAGCCATATCAACCACATCTTGCATGACTTTTGTCCCCATGCCTTTACTGCGTTGATTATCAGGAATTACAATGCGACTTAATTCGTAACCCTTTTCGGCATCACCTGAAATATCTAAAGTTACGTCAGGATACTTGTCTTCAAGCATATCCGCTAAACGCCCCGCAGCCACCAACCCTCTGTCCACCACGGGGCCGACAGGATTGCTGAACATCGTTGTGCCTGTGCCACGCTCTGCAATGCGTGCCTCTGCGTTTTGAACCTGCTTTAAGAATGCGTTGCCAAGTGCATCTTTACCTTTTGCAACAGCATCTCGTGCAGCTTCTGGGACGACGTCCCCATCTTTAATGGCCCTAAAAGTTTTACCCATACCAATCAATACAGGCGCAAGGGCTGCTCCAAATAAAGTACCTTCTAAGGCAGTTTTAAACCTTCCAACATAATCAGGATCGTTTGGATCAGTTTTAAAGAAATTTGTTACTCGACCTTCTGGAACGCCCATTTCCAAAAGCAAATCAGTAAGCCGACCCTCGTCACCTCTAAACGCTAAGAAATCAGCAGCCACGCCTTGAGTGGCCATTCCGGTAGCACCGCTGCCTAAACGGAACAATTTACCAACACCCGCAAACGCGCCTAGAAACTGTGAGAAACTACCAGCTACCTGCGCTCCCGCACCGGACTCAGGATCTGACTCAACTAAACGCTCAAAGTCAACCGCATACGGCATTTCGCCTGCTTCTATCTTTCGATCAATTTCAGCCTTTTCTTCTCTGCTAACTATTTTTAATTGAGGATCAAATTCCCCCGTTACAGGGTCTACGATCTGAAAAACCAAAGGATCGTACACATTTAGATTTTCTTTTAAAAATTGTGACGGCCTCACAAGACCACCACGAGCCAAGCCCTTTGTGACCTCTGAAACAGCACCTTCAAACAAAGATTGATTTGGGCCTGCTTGCAGTATCTCATTACCCTGCCGCTGAGCAATAAGAGTTTCACCCTCAGTCATTGGCTCACTTCGTCCAGAAGTAGGAGCCTGTACTGGCATAATTCCCGCTGCCTGCACTTCTTCCGCTGTAAATCCCGCCGCGTCATAATCTGCCATGTCAAATGGCGCATTCATGCCTTGCAGCTCTCTCGCATACTTTTTCACCTGATCAACACGAGGAATAGGCTCTTCACCAACCTTGGCATAACCGCCAGACGACAGGGGCAACAGAACGTCATTCTTACCAGTGCGGCGATTGAAGTTTAGCGTCTTGGACTTTGCTGAATCCATAGGAGGTGGATTGCTTGCAATAAGGTAAGCCTCTTCGTATTTTTCAACTTCGTCGTCCGTGTTACCCATAATCAAATCAGCCATTAGAACACCCCTTTTGATTTATAGGTTTTTAAGTTGTTTTTGATGCGAGAGTAGTTGGCGGTCTGTCTAGCCTGGTCTTCGGGGCTGAGACTGTTATACCAATCATCAAGAGAGCCTAATGGATCTTCAGGAGAAATATCCAATCCAGTTGCGCCAAGTCTCATATTTTGAATATCAAGGTATCCCTCAAAGTCTAAACGGGCCTGCTGCTCAAAGAATGTCTGCTGCTTATCAATTAAACTTTTTGTGTACTCTTGGATCTCAACAGGGATCATAGGATTGCCCTGTGTTTTGCGATCCTGAACAGTTTGCAACAGCTCTGATTCAACACTGAAGTATGCGGCCTTTGACGCCTGGCCAAGCTCAGGGTCAAGAGCAGATAGTTCATCATATCGAAATACAGACTTAGCTATTGCCAGCTGATCAGAAACAGATTGATCAATCTCAGTGCCTACACGATTACGCAGTGATAGGTAGTCCGGTCTAGATAAAAGGAACCTTTCGGAATCAACCTCTTCATATGTCAAGGTGCCGTTTGTTGCGCGGATGCTAAGGTTTGTGAAAACACGGTCGTCAGATTTTGCGGGGAATGCAGACTCTGGACTAATCTCACTTGCCTTTTCAAAACGATCTTTTATCGACGGTGTGATTGCATTGAGTGTGTTTAGAAAGTCCACGATAAGGTCACGAGCCTCTTGGCCACTAACCTCCTCAGCCCCTTCTGGCATAATGCTACTAATGCCAGGGATAAATCTAGTTAATTCAGATGCATCATACAAAGCATATGGATCATCGAAAAACTCAAAGCGATTTGTGGCTGCAACAATTGCATCATCAAATGCCGCCTCTCGACGCTCTTCCTGATCCTGACGCAATTTTGCAAACTTGTTTGCCTGCGTGATTGACTTGGCAACAATCTCCACAGCATCGCCACGAGGTATGTTTCGTAGCGTATGCAAAGCATAAGCAGCGCCTGGGATTTGAGGTGGCTCACCATAAGCAGAAGGATCAGCCCCTGAGTCTAGAATATCTTGATACTCCAAAGCATCAATCAATTGAGCTGCCAAAAGAGGATCTGAGCCAACCACGCCTAGAACTACGTTTTGAGCAATTGCAGCCTTCATCTTAATGTTGCCCTGATTAATTAGTTCAGGGTTATAGCGACCTTGCTTTACGCCGGTGCCTTGATCGACCTCAATGCCGTAAATTGTGGCATTGTAATTAGCAATCATCTCATCAGAATTGCCAATCCCTAGCTCAGACAAATTCGCAACAGCATTATTCTGACGTGTCGCCATAGCTCTCTGGGCCATGGCCTCCATTCTAGCATCCACGCTATTCTTTAGAGAAAACCTAGTGGTCAGCTCCATTTGACCAAAGCGATCATTAAATTTTTGCGTGGTAAATCGGTTCTTGCCAATCGCCTCAAGAGCTGTTTGCTTAATCTCTTCAGACTGCTGCGACCAGAGGTTTTCACCACCGAACACATCTGACAGTCGGCTAGACTTAGAAAGATCTCGCGCCGCTGTGCGCAAGCCCTCTTCAGCCGTGAGTAACGCCTCGCTCAGCAAAACCTCTTGCTCTGCGCCATAACGCATCTTTGCATAAGCGCCAATAGTTTCCAAGGCAGCTGCACCGACATCGCCTTTGCGGAGTTCAGCCTGCGCGAGCAGATCGCCACGCATTCTAGACTGAATGCTTCGGCCTGGCGCTTGGCTCGTGGCCTGAGTTTGAGAGCGATATACGGGGATTCTCATTGGGCAAATAATCCTGTTTCATAGGCAGAACCAGCCGCCGCACCAAAGCTGCGAATAAGACTTCCTGTGCCTTGCGCACGAAGTCCAGCAGCAGACGCGCCACCCTGCATGCGTGACAGCTGTGCATTAAGCTCTGCCTCTTCTTGAGCATCAGAGATTTGGAGGTTCGTAATCTTGTTATTAAACTCATTGACAGCCTGCTCGTAGTCAAACTCTCGCGCGTTGTCGCGCAGAACCTCAAGCGGCGTCCCCATGCTCATATCAACTCCGGCAAATCCAAATCCGGCACGGGCTGTGCCTTGAACGTCTCTCTCAAAGAAAGAGGCTGCGCGATTTTGGCTGACAAGAAAGTTTTCATTGACGATGCTTCTTTGGCGCTCAAGTAGGTCAATGTCTCTTTCAATGATTTCAGCATTAAACTCTCCGGCCGCTTGAGCCGCATCAGCAGCACTGTTTGCCGCACTCTTTTGCTGCATGCCGCCTATTACCTGCGTACCTACCATAATTGCGCCAAGGATGGGATCACACATGTGCTAGCCTCACTTATCAAACGTGTTCATGCGAGGGAAGAACGCTAGAACTGTTAGGGGCAAAGGTTGCTCCTGTTTAATGTATACACGATCATCATCCTCGAATCCACCTTCGAACTCAATATCCTTGTCGCCGGTAAATAGAGGCACAGCCTGATCCATGCTCATAGAGCTGTCACGGAACGGAATGCGATCAACCTCGCCGCTGTCATTGCCAATCTGAATGCCTACAGTTTCGTACAGTCGAACTGTAATTCCATGAATGCGCTTCGGCTTACCTTGACTTGTTCCGTCAACCGACCCGCTATCAATGCGAAGTGTCTGCATGTTACTTGTGTAGCCATAGCCCACAGCTGCTGTCGTCGCGGAGAAGTCTAGAGATATTCCACCGCCAGAAACTGTTTTATCGGGGTGGCTTGCTCCGTTTGCCAAAACCTTTAGATCTTCACCCTCCAAGTGATACAGCGCAGATAGAGAATCGGTTGCTGATCCTGAGTATGACAAACCGCTGTCAACAAAAAATGCAGCTGTAGTGTCGGCCCCAAAGTCAAACAGCTTTAGCTTCTCAACGTATCTCTTTGTGACGCTGTTGATTGTTCTCTTCACAATCATGAAAAGCTCATCTTCGCCAGTGTCGGTCGGCAAGGTGGCAATGCTCTCAACAACGGCCTGGCCGCCATCAAACTCGCCACCAATAACATGGCGATGCCACGCCACTACCTCTTCCTCTCGACGGTATGTCATACCTAGGAGAGTTCCATCTGCTCGCGTTGCCCAAACCACACTGTCTGGCTCTTGCTGAAAGGCAAGCTCAGTAAGACCGCCACTTGTAATATGCTCAGCCAAGATCGTCATGTCGGGCGCAGAATAGCCGCCGGTATTCACATCACCGACAAACTTAAACTCTCGAACCTTACGAGATCCACGCTGCACGAACAGGGTAACGTCCGCAACCTGAACAGGCTCAATTTGTGACGTTCCATAGTTTGAGTATTTACGGATAAGAGTTGTTGTCGGCGTGATCGGCCCATCGTTGGTAGATGTCAAAACATATTCGCCGCCAGACGTTCCAATAGTCAAAACTCGTGTGGCCGAAATAAAGCGAATGGCATTCACTTGGTTTGAAGCAATTGTGTAAATCAGTGCGTCATCATCTGCCGTACCAACAGTAAAGTTTCCGTAATCGCCGTTTTTACTAAACCACAATGTCTGTGGATTATTATTCGTTGCCCCAAAGACAAGACGTTGTTCAAAGAAAGAAACAACGCCTGGTCTGTTATCAGCACCACTCAAGCTCGGACTTGGAGATCCAGTGATTGAGAATGTGCTAAACGTCCACGCATTATGATCTGTCCGTGTCAATTCACGAACATCATGTGACGGATGCACAATGTACATCGTGTCAGCAGACTGCGCGAATCGGATGTCAAACAGATCGTCTTCGCCGTAAGGTGTGGCAATCTCGTAGATTTCTGTGGCAGTGCCGCCAGACGTGTACGCCGTGAAGTTTGTTGTATCTATGTCGTTGCCGAACAAGTCCTGCAAACTAAAAGTGTTTGTCGTTGAGTTGGCGATCTTATAGTTTCGACCATTCAGTTCCGTCATACCAACGATGCTGTCAACGTAAACCTCATCACCATTGCTAAACCCATGGGCAGCGCTTGTCACAACGCCAGGATCTGCCTGCGTTATTGCAGTGATACTCTTGTCAGTACCGTTTAAAACTTGCAAGCCATTGCGATAAACCCGCATGATTTGGTCGCCAAACTCTAGGATATATGTGTCAGCTGTTTTGAACTGAAACGGAATGATGCGCGTCTTAACTGAGCTGTCTTTAACCTCGCCAAGATATTCAGTGCCTGGCCGGCGCGTCACACCACCGTGAGGCATGACGACCATGTTTGTCAAATCAGACAAGCCCTCTTGATATTTCTCAATGTTCGTTCGCCCCTCAAGGCGTGGGCTGATCTCACCTGCCGTAAACGAACTAAACGCTGGTGCGGAACGTGCCATTAGAACCTGCTTTCAATAAAGTCGCTTGCCTCAATGCGTTGCGGTGCGCCCTCTGTTGCGTCGTTGAAGCGAGCCTCACTGATTTTTGCTTCGTAGAATGCTGTCTGGATCTGCACCATAGTTGTCGATCCCGTAATCGCATAACAAATTTCAGCTGACAGTCGGGCCGCAATAGCCTCTACCAAATTCGCATCATACTGCTGCGGGTCTGTGACACGAGCAATGTACTTGATCCGAGCTGTACCTTCGTCTGTAAGAATGTTGCGCCCCTCGACAACAAACACAGGGCCACCAGAGTTGTTTGTGATATTATCTTGCGGATAAGACAGGCTGCCGTTGCTAAACTCTAAAACACGCAGGCAGAAAGGATCGACCGGCAAAGCATACTGGTACGCATAACCAAAGGCAGGAGCCTCGGTGCTTTGCGCTAGTTGCGCCCGACGGATCAAGCAATTCCAAGGATGCGCACGAAAGACTGCGTCACGCACAGAATCGTAACGCTGATTCACAACTCTCGCAGCCTTGCTGTTTTCATCTAGTGAAGAAATGTTGGACGCACCCAAATTGTTTAGCGCGTAGTTTGCAATATCAACTTTACTGGGCATTCATCCAAATCCTTTTGAAAAGAAAGGGGCGGCGCAAACCGCCCCAATCTATTTAATCAACCACATACTTGACTGTCAGCTCAATAGTACCAGTGCCGGCAGCGCCGCCCATTGTTACTGTGAGTGCTACACCATCCTCGTTTGTGTCTGTCTCTGTGCCTGAGCCTAGAGCCAAAGTTGCGAGAACGTCTACCTTTTGAGCAGATGTCGATGCCGCAGCTGCCTTGTATGCCGCCGCAGACGCAGACACAGCTGTACCAGCTGAGTTTGTGTGTGCTGCATAACCTACAGACAATGTTGTTGATGCACCAAGAGCGTCATGCGCCAATGAGCCTTCCAACAAACGTGCGCCATCAGGCAAGACAAACATTTCAATAACGTCGCCAGACGCCAATGAAGATGCTTCGTATGTGCCGTGAGCTACGCGGACGCGGCCGCCAAGCTCATTAGCTTTGTTCATCACGGCTGGTGTTGCGCGTGAGTTCGTGCGTTGTGCTGAATATACAGTAGCCATTTTCTAGTCTCCTTATTCAGAACAAGCGATTTCAACGACTTTGGACTCTTCCATACGCGTCGCACCGATTGACTGGCAATAGTAAATCTGTGTTGCGTATGATTTGTCCGCACGCTCATCAATACGCGCCGCTGGCTCTTTGCCAACTGCAAGCTTGATGCCGTCGCCGGCAAATGCGATGACCTGACGGTCGCCGTTGCCATCTGTGTTTAGACGGTTGCTGACGTGGAAGTTAAAGCCAACGAATGTGTTGATTTCGCCCATCGCCAAAGCTTTTACAGTGTTGTAGTCGCTTGAGGTTACAGTCGTGTTGTTGAGCAAGTCAGAGATTTGCTTTGGTGAGCAAACGATATGACGTGGAATTGATGGATCAACATTTCCGCTGTCCAAGATTTCCTTAGCCGATACCAACTTAGCAATGGTCAAACCAGAAGACGCAACCGCGAGTTTCTGACCTGATGGCAATGCTGTAGTTGTTGAACCGTCTTTGCCTGTTTGTGCTGTACCAAGAGCAGCAGAGATGATCACGTCATCCATTGCGCGGCCCATAGCAGCAGCAGCTGCACGGCTGTATGTTGATGTCGGATCAACAAGCAAACGAACTTTATCTTGATCGTCGATCAAGTCCGCATATTCGTAATCAGACATTGTGACCATGCGGCGTGAGTGAGGTGTATCAATCAACGGTGTGTCCGCGTGGCGTGATGTGCGTAGGACGGCAGCTGCCTCACCTACTTGGTCAAAGAAAGCTTTCTCGCCATTCACGCTTTCTGTATCTACCGCTGCACGCAGCAGAGAACCCATCTGTTGTGACAACATCTGGATGTTTGCAGAAAACTGATTGACAAAAGCTGTATTAATTTGGGTAGACATTTATGTCACTCCTTACAGTTTCAGTTTAGGTTTGCTGCGCCTGGTTGTCCCTGACGGGGCCGTGCTACTGCTTAGGGCAGCTAATCCACTTGGCTTACAAGTTTGACTGTGGGCCTCTCGGTTATCCACTACATGTACTCCCGAAGTCGCAAGACTTCTTGGACGTATGTATCATGTTCTGGGTGCATCTTATCAAAATAAGGGCCATCTCGTCTAGTCATCTCTGCAATTTGACGTGATGCCTCCTCTGGGGTCATGACAAGCTCTGTTGTCTCGCCTGCCAGATTGTCTTCACCAATCTGTGATGCAAGGCTTGAAAACATGCGAATAATCTCTGGATGATCACCCAACATCCGACCATCAGATAGTTGGATCTCATCAAAAACATTTGTGTCGCCAAGAAGATTTTGTGCAGCCAATTGCGCCAATTCTAGGCGTTGTTCGAATGCTTGACCAAATTCTTGACGCAACTCTTGCTCTGCCGCAAACCGCGCCTGCTCGGCACCTTGAGACATGCTTTCATTCATGCCCTGAATCGTGCTGCGTACAAAGTTCATCATCTCATTTGCCTGACTTGGACGTAGTCCGGCACTCAATGCATGCTCTCGGAATGAGTTTAGGTAGTTCTCTTCTAACGGAATGTCGCCGTCAAACTCATATCCATTAGCGTCGGTCGGTGCGCCAAGCCGTTGGTACACTTCGCGCCACTCTTCACTTGTGGCCGATTTACCAGGCAGTGCAATCTTATCTGCGCCGATCATGCGCTGGGCATTGACATACGACTTTGCCAAAGACCCTGGGTCTGTAAAGGTGCGCAAGCTTGGCTCGTTGCGCAAGTCCTCTGGCAGACTATCTAAAAAACTAACTGGAGCCGCTTCCGCTGCTACAGCTGCTGTTGCGACTTCTTGAGATCCAGTATCTTGGATTGCCTCTTCGCTCATGGGGTTTCCTTCCCTTCGGTCAACATACGGACAATCAACAGCAACGCTGCTCGTTGACCTTCATTAAATGCAGTTTCATAAGGATTGTCCGAAAACGTGCTGGTATGAAAGCCAAACCGGCTTTTCATGTCAGCTAAAACTTTCTCACCATCTTCTGTGTTGAATGTGCGGCGATACGCTAATTTTAAATCTTGGATCTGCTTCATTGCTCTAGAGACCCCACAGCTTTAACCAAAGGCGCAACCTTATTCGCATTTTCAGCTTGCATCATCTGCTGCTCAACTTGCTGTTGCTGCTGCATCTGCTGCTGCTGCTTACGACGATCACGCGCAACCTCTTCGTCACTCTTGATAACGCGAGCAGGAATGCCTGTCACCTCAACCAAATACTGAACAAGCTTGTCGCTATCCAAGTAATCCATGACCGGTGCCACTTCAGCAACCTGCATCATTACCTCAAAGCCACGAAGCATTGACTGCAAGTCTGTAAGCTTCTGAGCCTTAGCAAGCGGAGACACATACTCAATGTCAATGTCTTGGCCCTGTAGTTCTTCTGGGGCAGGAGGCAACAGCCCATTACGCAGGAGTAATGCAAACGAACGGGAGATAAGCGGTTGCAAAAGCTCAGACTGCAAGCGGCCTAACACTGGCCCCAGAAGACGCATTTTTTCTTCGTTCCGCTGCAAAACCTCTGTGGCTGTCATGGACGGCCCACCAGACATAAGCAGCTGGTCTACATAAAAAGCCTGTCGGATTGCATTCCGACGCTGCTCTTCCATATTCAAACCCAAAGGATTGTTCGCTCCGATCTGCAACGGCTCCAAACGATCCCGTGTTCCCGACCGATAGAAGTTTAGAGAGCCAGGCGTCGTGCGAATAGGCAACATAAACCCATCGTCAGGTGCCATCAGCGGAGGATCAATTTGCTTTTGAGCCGCCTTGATTGTTGTCTCGCTCATCTTGTTGAGCATTTTTACATCAGGCAAGGCATTCATGGCAGGCGAGCGGCCATAGGTGCTGACGCTGTCTTTTACAAAACGCGGCACCATAAAGGGAAAATCATCAAAGCCACCCTCAGAGATTAGCGACTTCGAATCCAAATGGTAGTAAACAGATGCAACCGGCTTACTCTTTGCCAGCTTGCCCTTTGATTCGCCACGCGGATAAACAGCATGCACCAACTCATGCTCTTTGTGAGGATCGTCTTTAAGATCCTTCAACATCTGCTGCGGCAAACTCTCTTCACCAAAACGCTGTGCCGCTGCGCGAGATGTGATCTTAAACTTACGGTAAACTGTATCAACCTTGCCGTTCTGATCCTCGGCAACAGTTACCTCCGCAATATGCCGTGCAGAGAACCGCAGGCCATCCTTGTCGCCCTCAACGTAAAAGGCAGACGTGCCAAAGACAACAAGATCATAATACAGCTCGTGGATCTCTTGCTGAAAGTTTGACCGGTTGAACGCCTTGTACATCTGATCCATGCAGATCTCTAGCCATTCATTCGCAAGATCATTATTCTGAAGCTGCGGATTACGATACCGCATCGAAAACCAAGGTGTGCTTGGCGACGTTAGCATCCCATGCAGTGAAGACGACAAAAGCTCAACAGCATGAATTGCCGTGCCATCAAAGATCAACTCAGTCCGCTTGTCACCCTGAGTCCGCTTCTTCGTAATGTCCGCTTTGCGCGGCAACATATAATCAGCAAGCTCTTGCCAGTGCTTCTCCCAGTTCGAACGCTGAGATTGCAAAGTCTTATATCTACGGTCGAGCTGCGCAATCAGCGGATTCACTTGAGCCATTACATCATTCCAATACTATTTAGCAAAGATTTCTTCTTGTTTTTCTCTTTACCATCTACCGCACCGCCTTGCATCCGTCCCGCCATCTTCTGATTAAGACGCTCTAAAGGATCGACAGTCATGTCCGCACGGCGCTTGGCGGGCTGTGACGCCCGCCGGCCCATTTCACCAGCAATGTTTTGTGGCTGACGATACATCATCGGATCAAGCCCCCCATCAACGACCGGCGCTCGCGCGTCTTCGCCTCAGACATTAGACCTTCAGGAGATGTGATAATTGTCGAAGCGCGGCCCTTGCGTTTCTTGGCCCCCTCTTCAACAGCCTGCTCGGCTTCTCCGGCTGGCCCCTCATCTGGAAGTTGGGGAGGCTCTGGTGCCTCACCTGGAGATGATATTATAG